TTTTTTTTTTTTTTTTTTTTTTTTTTTTTGCAATGAAGCATAGGTCGGGATTACGGTCCGTGAACGCGGTTGCCCAGCTACCCATCCAGGTAACGTGACAACCAACTACAGAAAATCCATAGCCAGCTTCTGAACTACAATCCCTTCCAGGTCAATTAACTGATCACTGATGACCACTTGTCTAAAAAGGTCATACACGTCTTCGGCAGTCAAAGAATACCTCTCAATACAAAAAGCATTAAAGTCATAATCGCTCAATACCTCGGAAACCTTAATTTTCGAAGTAATATTGCGAAGAGTGACTCCAGCAGCTTTAGCATTCCAGGAAACTTCAACATCATAATCCCCTTTGAGATTCTTGGCAACGGCAAGGGGAAAATTGTGTTTGAACCTTTCGAGAAAAATGTCACGAATGGTCGGCAAATAACGGAACTCATAGGCATAACCAACTGATTTGCAAGCCATATAAAGGTTATCTGAAACAGCTTGATTCCTATTCGCTCTCATATTGAACCTACCAATAGCTTTACCCAAGATGGGGACCGTGAGGTGCTTACTATCGGCATGTGGAATAAAAAAAACGACTAAGAAACGTGGCAGTCCAGAGGTTGTTATGACGTACTACCGTGGCAACCATCTGAGCTTCACTCGCGATGGAAGTGTAAATTTTCTGGCAGTACCTAACAACACCCTTCATCCTGGCTAACATATCATCGCCTAAAAGTATGGCGTCACACTTGACTATTTTCATCCTAGTAACATATGAATGCAGTATACAAGCATTCCAAAAGGTGTTCCTGAAAGTGGTATCAGTAGCACCAGTTGGCAATTGAAACTTAAGATTAGCCTTGATGCCGTGTTTAGAATTGCGAACAGAAAAGCAATTAGACTTCAAATGAAGCCTAACAAACCATTCTGGACAACCCAAAACACGCATTAGAGCTACCTCAAGTAGTTGCACGTCACTACATTGAAACTTGTCGTTACTAGAAAAGTCAGCTTCCACCCAATATTCGTCTTTTGCTCCTGTAGTGTCAATGTAACTAACATATTGACTAGGAACTTTTCGATAGGCACAGTGATATTTATATGGGCCAGTCATATTTTCAAAACAATGGTCTAAACGTCGCATGAGCTCATTAAAAATGGGCCCAGAAACGGCGTTATAGACATCAGAGCCTTTAAAAATGACACGTGGCGCCCAATTTGGCTTGTGCCCAACAAGGAGAGCCTCAACTTTAACAAATATTTCCTTACTCGTATAATCGTTCAAGTTGGTATTAACAAGGTTCTCCAACGCTGCATCCATACGTGCTCTCTTTTCCGTCCCGAACTTAGAGAGCCACGATTGGTACAGACTGTCGGTCCATTCAAAGGCAGGCAAGGCCTTTGGACATAAGACGTCTACTAAGTCCATTGATGCTTTCACTATAGCTGGACTTGCACGTTTAGCACTAAAATAATTGCATCGCTTCCTAAAAGCGGCTACAGTATTGTGCCATCCATTATCGGGAACAACAGGGTGCATGTGTCTCAAAAGAGGACCACATTGTTGCGCCTTCTCGTAACTAATTTGAACTGATCGCGGAAGACGCATGTTGACCCCTTTGATCGGCGCGATAATGG